CCTGGAAGGCAATGGCTGAAAATCCACTGATTCATTCTCGTCTCCAACACGTTGCAGGTTACAGAGGTGACGTGGTGGTGACCTTCGAAATCAGTGCACCAGTTACGGTTGCTGGGACTTTGATGGCTACCATATTCCATTACCCAGACAACGCAGCTTTTGGAGACGAGTTCTTGGGACAGACGCCGATGCAAGTGCACTGTGCCCGATCTCAAAAACAACACATACGCATGGTGGCTGGAAATGGGGATGGAGTCTTCAAGATCACTGTTCCTTACCTGCACATTGCGAATTTTGTGTACGTCTCAGATGAGAAATCTCTGTCATACTTACCCACCTTGCGCGTCCATGTTTTGAGCCCCCTAGTTTCAGCTCTAGATGTAACTCCCACCCTATCCGTCTCAGTTTTCATGGAGTATGAAAATCTCAAGACGTATGGAGCCACCAGTGCCGAGTACCCTGGAACTGGACTTTACGAGCACTTCGGAACCAGGTTTCATGCTGAAGGAGAAGTGAATCCCGTTGAGAAGATTTCTGACGCCGCCTCCGCCCTGTCTAAGGGTTTGTCACAGATCTCGAAGATTCCGGGCCTTGGCGGTCTTGCAATGCCGGCACAGGTAGTGAAGCAGTTTGGAAGCATAGCCCACAAGTTCGGTTTTAGCAAGCCGCTCGCCACGGGCGGTAATGAAGTACATCCGGGCACGATTTCCGGCATGTCCAACATTCGCGGCGTAACGCCTTGCAAAGTACTCTCGCCAGACCCGGCCCAAAACGTGTCAATTGGGGGGGTTCACGTAGGAATTGACACAGATGAAATGTCTTTAGCGTGGTACACTCAACGTTACTCCATCATCGCGCTTGCCAAAGTCAATACGAATCAGGTGCCTGGTGACAAAATCTACTCCATGAACGTTACTCCATCGATATTCATTGGCGATGACGTTGTACAGCCGGCGTCATGCGCTGTTCCAAGCCTATTCTTTAATCATTGGGCTGGTTCCATGCAATACAGAGTGACAATCATCGCCCCCACAAACATGTCCGGCTGGCTGTCTGTTTCGTGGGATCCACTAGTGTTCTCCCATGCAGACAAAGACTCAGCCACTCGATACATCAACAGCACGGAAACAATTTTGATCAATCTGGCGGAGACGCGCGAGTTCGAGTTTGAAGTTCATTGGGGCAGTCCTTTTCCTGCTTTGACCACCTTAGGAGAGATTCAGTTGGTTGGTTCACAATGGCGAAGCAGCGGCCAAGGCCGCACAGATCTTCACAATGGCAGGATTGTCATGGAGGTTCATCAACCAATGGTTACCAGCACGGGAACGCCTCTGGAACTCGATGTGGTGGTCGAGGCAAGGTGTCACTCAAACATGAAATTTTACGATTATCATGGTGGACAATCCCCGACAATGATGAACCCCCTTGAACCTGGTGCGGTAGGCTCTGGAGCTGTAGTAGATTTGCCTCTTGAAAACAACGGAGTAGGTTTAGAAAGCACATGTGCCCCTATGCCGGTCTGTGCCGAGACGGGCCCTGTTCCATTTCTGGCACCCCCGCGTCCTGAACCAACTTCTTCGGACACATCTATGCCAACAGGTTTGCCATCGCTTCCAGAAGCTACTACTCACGTTCCGTCCACTTCGTGGCTCCCATCCTTCTTCCCAACGCGCGAGGCATCAGCTTTCCCAACCGTGCAGTCGAGTAAAAATCCGTCGGCAGAGCCATCAATTGTGGAGAGCGTCTCTCCTTCCATGTTTCCTTCGAATTCCATGACTAGCATGCCATCCACGATTCCCAGTGGCAAATCTAGCCAACGGCCCTCACGCGTTCCTTCCTGGCATCCTTCGTCTATGCCCTCTCGGGTCGCATCTAGCCAGCCCACTCTACAGTCCAG